GGTTGGGAGTTTGTGGACGACGGTGGTGAATTTGCTGTTTATGAATTCCCAGACGCAAATGAGGTTTATGTAGTCGGGGCTGACGTAGCCGAAGGTCTAGGTCATGGAGACTACAGTTCTGCTCATGTTATTTCAGCCAGTACAGGACTGTTGGTTGCTCACTGGCATGGGCACGTTGACCCAGACTTATTTGGTGAAGAAGTCCTGAGGGCCATTGGGCATTTCTATAACTATGCCTTAGTGGGGATTGAGTCAAATAACCATGGTTTGACAACAATCAAAGCCTTGCAGAGAACGGGATATAGGAATATATACCGTTCAAGAAAGCTTGGACAAAGAACACCATCCATCACCGAGACGATGGGTTGGAGAACGACTTCGGTCTCCAAGCCATTGGCTATTGACGAACTCAACGGAGCGATTCGAGACGAAGCTCTGTGGATTTACGACAAGGAGACTGTTGCCGAATTACGCACATTTGTGCGTGAGGCAAACGGCAAGATGCATGGGTCTCCACATGACGACCGTGTAATGTCCTTGGCCATTACAAACCAGATGCTGAAGTATGTCTGGTTGCCAGAATACCGGCAAGACCGTGAACCACTAAAGAACTCTCTTGAGTGGTGGGAACGCTTTATTATTCATGAAGTTTCTCCAAAAGAAGCGAGAATCGGCGCATTCAACCACCGAGAGTAACGGTTTGCGCACTAGTTATGAAAGAATTTCGTTGTTTGAACTGTTTGTCAGCATTTGAGGCAGACGAACTCCCTAGAAGGGGTTCTATTTGTTTCAAATGCCATGTAAAGACAATTCGTTTGGGATTCACCCACGGGCAAGAAGACTTCCATGGTCCAACTATTGGCGAACGTCAACGCCAGACCGTAGCCGATGCTGCGGCAAAAGGCATCAATGCCGAACCAGTGACGAATTGGATGTAATGGGATGCAGGCAATCTGGGTTCCTCTGGCGGCAGCGATTATCACAGGCCCGTTGGTCGTGGTATTACAGAAACTACGCAAAGAGAACACAGAGCAACACGCAGAAGGCAGAATCCTGCTGAGAACAATTGGCAACAAGGTTGACAGAATTGGTAGCAAGCTTGACCATCACATTGGTTGGCATGAGGGGCAAAAGGAAGACTAATGGCACGGACGTCAAACACTGAACTAGTAACCAAGTACAGGAACAAGATTGAACAGTCACGCCGTTGGAGGCGTGAAGAGAATTACGACGACCTTTGGCGTCGCATGATTGACATGTACCGTGGCAAGCACTACAAGGTCATTTCTGACGAAGACCGCTTGTTGGTCAACATGGCTTTTGCCACAATCAACGTAATCTCGCCAAGTGTTTCGGTTAACTACCCAAAGATTGTCGTAAACGCTAAGAATGTGAATGATGCTCCACGAGCAATCATTACAGAAGAAATTGTGAACTATTGGTGGCGTCACTTTGAATGTCAACGTGAGTTCCGCCGTGCAGTCAAAGACATGCTTATTGTTGGACATGGTTGGCTGAAGACTGGATACCGTTTTGTTGAAACCGCTGAAGGCGAATACGACAATGCAGACGAACTTGCAACATCTGAGTCAATTACTGAATCAGAACTGATTATTACAGAAGACCGTCCTTTCGTTGAACGTGTTTCGGCATTTGACGTGTTCGTTGATGCAGATGCAACATCAATGTCGGACATTCGCTGGATTGCACAACGTATACGTCGTCCGTTGGACGAAGTGAAGAAAGACAAGCGTTACAACGCTGGTGCTCGCCAAGAGGCGGCACCATCGCATTACTCCAAATGGAGTTCTGACGATTGGCGTGGAGATGTTCGACCACGACGAACAGACGATGCTGGTGATTCGTACGTGGAAATTTGGGAGTACTACGACATTGACCGTGGAACACTAAGCGTGTTCTGTGACGGTGGAGACAAGTTCCTAGTTAATCCAACCAAGATGCCATTTGCATTTGGTCATCCATTCGTGATGTTGCGCAACTACGATGTGCCAGACCACTTCTACCCAATGGGAGAACTGGAAGCAATTGAGCCATTGCAGATGGAACTCAACCAGACACGTACACAGATGATGAACCATCGTAAGAGGTTCTCACGCAAGTGGTTGTACAAGGAATCAGCGTTTGACGTTGATGGACGTTCTGCTCTTGAATCAGATGAAGACAACGTTCTAGTACCAGTTATTGCTGAAGAAGCGTTGAGTGGAGTCATTGCGCCGATGCCGGCAGTAATGAGTCCACCAGAGTTCTACAACCAGTCTGAATTGATATCTGGAGATATCAATCAGGTGTCTGGTGTTTCTGAATACCAGAGAGGTTCGTTGCCAGAGATTCGTCGTACGGCCACAGAAGCGGGCATCGTGCAGGATGCGGCTAACGCACGAGCATCAGACAAGTTGGCTGCAATTGAGCGTTCTATCGCTGATTGTGGTCGACGATTGGTAATGCTTGCTCAACAGTACATGACTGGAGAGCAAGCTATTCGCATCGTTAGCGTTGGTGAAAAACGTGCTTGGGTCAAGTTTGACCGTGACTATATTCAGGGTGAATTTGACTTTGAAGTTGAAGGTGGTTCAACTCAACCAACCAACGAATCGTTTAGGCGTCAATCTGCGATGCAGATTATGGACGCCATGGCACCGTTTATCCAGAGTGGAATCGTCAACGTTGCAAAACTCGCAGAATACGTTCTGCAGTACGGTTTTGGCGTAAAGCAACCTTCAATGTTTATTCAGGCTCCACCTCCTCCTCCAGAACCAATGGAGCCAGAAGAGCCGATGGGCGGACCAGAAGAGATGATGCCACCACAAGGCATGCCACCAATGCCACCTCAGGGCGGTATGCCACCACAGGGAATGCCGCCGCAAGGTATGCCCCCTGAACTAGCAGGTCTTCCACCAGAGTTACTAATGCAACTCATGCAAGGTGGAGGAATGCCACAAGGTATGCCTCCGGGTATGCCACCGGGCATGTAACGAACAATCACTAGATATAGAGCAACCCTTGGAGGACTCAGTTAATGAGTGAAGTACATAGCAATGAAGTCATAGCCGATGTGGCCCCAGAAGTAGAAGCTTCGGGACAACCACAAGAAGTTACAGATGTAGTTGAAAGTCTCAGCGAAGCGGAAATCGAACTGCTTCCTGTTGACGAGTTCGGTGACAAGTATGTCTCCGTGCAAGTCAATGGCGAAGATGTAAGAGTTCCACTCAAAGAGGCGCTTTCTGGATACCAGCGTCAAGCGGACTATACCCGCAAGACACAGGAACTCAGCGAGCAACGACGTCAAGTCCAATTTGGGGCAGCCTTGCAAGAAGCCTTGCAGTCTGACCCAGAGAAAACTTTGGAATTGTTGAGTCAGCATTATGGGATTAACAAGTCAACCTCTGTGGAAGAGGAACTTGATTTAGACCCAGTTGAAAAGCAATACCGACAGTTGGAACAACGAGTCCAAGCCTTTGAACAACAAAAGGCAATGGAAGAGTTGGACAGAACTGTTGAGACGTTGCAAAATCGGTACGGTACTGATTTTGATGCAAATGAGGTTGTGGCAAAGGCGTTAGCCATTGGCTCAACCGATTTGGAAGCAGTTTACAAGCAGATGAAGTTTGACAGTATTTACGAAGACGCTCAGGCCATTCGTCAGATACGTGCTAAGAAAGCTCAGGAGACTGAGCAGATTACACAAGCCAAACGTAACTCTGGTGTTGTAAGCGGTGGAGCATCATCTGTAAGTGCTGATGTATCGGCAAAACCAATCACATCATTGCGAGACGCTTTTGAAGCCGCTAAACGGCAGATAAACGGCTAGCACTAAACTTAAGGAGAAATCATGTCAAACCCAAACTTTGACCAATTGCTCTCAACGACGCTTGCTAACTACCGCAGCCAGTTGACAGACAACGTGTTCACAGCACGTCCACTCACCTACCACCTCATGGACAAGGGTCGTATTCGTATGCTTAACGGCGGTACGAAAATCATCGAACCTCTCATCTACGGCAAGAACTCAACCGTGGCATCGTACTCAGGTTACGACACCATTTCGTTGACTGCACAAGATGGCATCACGGCAGCTGA